CCGGGATACAACGATGCTGATTATTACCAGAAGTGCTTTTCCTGCAAAGCCGAAATCGGCATCCGGAAAATTGAATAGTTCTGTACTTTAGCAGAGCGCGACGCAAATGTCGCCAACGGCGGCAGATATTAAAAACGACGGACGAGCCTGACAAGTAGCTTATAGCTATGCGTTAAGGCTCGTCCTTTTTGTTTGTTGCGGCTACTTGTTCAGGCTCCATGCATGCGAGAGGAGCCATACGATGCACATCAACTACAGGGACGCGGACGGCCGGATTATCGAATTGGAGGTCAACAACGAGATCGGAAATTTCTACCTCACATCAATGGAAGAAGAGAGCCGAAACGAACGGCGTGAAACCCGCCGCCATACCCCTCTGAGCCAGTTTACGTTTGAGGACGCCCGGTTCTTCGGTACCGGCATCGATTTCAGTGAGGAGCACGCCACTACGGACGCGATGGCTCGCGCGCTGGATCAGCTGTCCGAGCGACAGCGCCATCTATTCACAAAAATTTACCTCGAAGGGTGGTCGTATGCCGAACTGGCCGCTCAGGAAAGACGTCACGAATCGACCATCCGCAAGGCGGCCGAGAAAGCAAAAGAAAAGTTTTTGAGATTTTTTTCGACAGACTACCCGATTTGACCCCTTCTCGTGGCATATAGCGAAGGCACAAAGAAATCGCCTTTGGAAAGAAGGGAAGGGAATGGGACACATACTCAAGATCGGCATTTCGAGAGAGCCGCCGAACGGTGACCAGAGTCTGGCTGACAGAATTGTCAGTTGCCGCAAGGTGACGCTTCGAGAGAGGCTGCTCCGATTACTGCTCGGCGAGCAGCGGCGGCTGACAATCCTCGTACCCGGCGACAGCGTGAAGTCGCTGTCCATCACGGAGGAGGGAGGCAATCAGGATGAGCAAGATGAGTGAGCTCGATATCAACGTCGGCGAACTGCGTAACGCCGCGCAAACACTTACTACAATCGCGGACAGTATCCTGACAGTCGCCGACACGTTGGCAGGAAACACACCAGTACAAGATTATACCTCCGACAGTATCTCACAGAAACACACTGCCCCGGAGGTGACGCTCGAACAGGTGCGCGCCGTGCTGGCCGAGAAGAGCGGGGACGGCAAGCGGCAAGCTGTCAAAGGTTTGTTGAATAAGTATGACGCCGGGAAGCTCTCCGGGGTGAAGCCGGAGGATTACGCGGCGCTGATGGAGGAGGCTATGAGGCTATGAAGCACGCACGGTTTTCACCATCAGCCGCACATCGCCGGATCAACTGCCCGCCGTCGCTGGCATTGGAGGAGCAGTTCGAGGAGGGCGACAGCCCATACGCCGCCGAGGGCACGGCCGGGCACGCGCTCGCGGAACACCTACTGCGGAGGTACCTGAAACAACGCACCAAGCGGCCCACATCCGAATACTTCACAGACGAACTCGTGGAAGCGGTGGACGAATATGTAGCGTTCGTCACCGAGGAGGTCGAGGCCGCCCGCCGGGAATGCGCCTCACCCCTCGTGCTGGTGGAACAGCGGATCGACGTCTCGGAGTATGTGGACGGCTGCTTCGGCACTGCGGACGCGGTGATTGTCGACGACGTCGTGGCCCATGTGATCGATCTGAAGCTCGGCAAGGGCGTGGAGGTCAGCGCGGAGGAGAACGCGCAACTCATGATCTACGGGCTGGGCGCACTGTCCATGGCCGAGGCGCTCTACGACGTCATGACCGTGCGTCTCTCCGTGTTCCAGCCCCGGATCGGTAACTACTCCACATGGGACATCTCGCCGGATGCTCTGAAACGCTGGGGCGAAGAGGTACTCCGCCCAGCCGGGGCTCAAGCGCTGATCGGCGCGGGAGAGTTCGCCGCCGGAGCGTGGTGCCGGTTCTGCAAGGCACAGCTTCAATGCCGCGCCAGAGCAGAGTCCTTCCTCGACCTCGCCCGGATGGAATTCGCGCAACCTGCGTTACTCTCGGATGAGGAAATTGCCGAGGTACTCACCAAGGCGGATGAGCTATCGAAGTGGGCGGCTGATGTTTACGCATACGCGCAGGACGAAGCGATCACCCATGGCAGACAGTGGCCGGGATTTAAGGTAGTCGAGGGCCGGAGCAGTCGGAAGTACACATCAGACGAGGAAGTCGCGCGGGCCGCGACGGCCGCCGGTTACAAGGATATCTACAAACACGCGCTCGTCGGCATCACGGAGATGGAGCGCCTGATGGGCAAAGACAACTTCAACACGATTCTGGGCGCGCTGGTGTACAAGCCAAGGGGCAAGCTCACGCTCGTGCCACAGACGGATAAACGGGAACCCATCACGAACACCACCGCGCAAGCGGATTTTGAGGAGGAAACCCCATGAAGAATACTGAGAAGAAAGTCATCATCCCCTGCCGTTTCTCGTTCCTGCACTGCTGGGAGCCGGATTCGGTCGAGGGCAGCGAACCCAAGTATGGCGTGTCGGCCATCATCCCTAAGTCGGATACCGCGACCGTGAGCGCGATCAAGGCGGCCATTGAGGTGGTGAAGAAGGAGTCCGTATCCAAGTGGGGCGGCAAGGTGCCTCCGAACCTGAAGACCCCGCTCCGCGACGGCGACGCTGACCGGCCGGAGGACGAGGCGTATGCGGGCTGCTACTTCCTCAACGCGAACAGTCGCCAAGCGCCGCAGGTGGTGGACAGCCGCGTTCAACCCATTCTCGACCGGAGCGAGGTGTACTCCGGTTGTTACGGGAAGATTAGCGTCACCTTCTACGGCTACAACACGAACGGGAATCGCGGAATCGCCGCCGGGCTCGGAAATATCCAGAAGCTGAAGGACGGCGAAAGCCTGGGCGGCAGGTCGAACGCGTCCGAGGAATTCGAGACTGAAGAGGATGACGATTTTCTGAATTGATAACCGCAGGGGCGGTGGGCAGCTGCCGCCCCTTTCCACGAATGGAGATGATCAATGTGAGAACGATAACAGTCGACCTAGAAACATATTCGTCCGTCGAATTGAAAAAGTCCGGTGTCTATCGCTACTGCGAGGCCCCCGATTTCAAAATCCTCCTGCTTGGTTACAGTGTGGACGGCGGTGAAATACAGGTCGTTGATCTTGCTGGCGGCGAAGCCATACCGCCCTACGTTCTCTCCGCTCTCACGGATGACGCGGTGACGAAGTGGGCGTATAACGCTCAGTTTGAAAGAGTGTGCCTGTCGCGGTACTTGTCGGATACTGGAGTGAGCCTCGACCCCTTCGCTGACAACCACCATTCCACAGTAGTCATCGGAAAGGCGAAGTACCTGAACCCGTCGTCGTGGCGCTGCTCAATGGTCTGGTCGGCGTACATGGGGCTACCCTTCTCACTTGAAGGCGCGGGCACTGTACTGGGGTTGGAAAAGCAAAAGCTGACCGAGGGTAAAGAACTGATCCGGTACTTCTGCAAGCCGTGCAGGCCCACGGCGGCCAATGGTCAACGTACTCGGAATCTCCCTATGCACGCCCCGGAGAAGTGGGATGCGTTCAAGGCGTATAACCACCGGGATGTGGAAGTGGAGATGTCGATACAAGGGAAGCTGACAAGGTTCCCCGTGCCGGAGAGTATCTGGGAAGAATACGTTCATGATCAGGAGATCAATGACCGGGGCGTGATGCTGGATATGAAACTCGTCCGCAATGCCATCATGGCCGATACCCGTTCGCGCGCCGAACTGACACGGCTGATGCGAGAACTGACAGAACTGGAGAACCCGAACTCCGTACAACAAATGAAGGACTGGCTCTCTGATAACGGACTGGAAACCGATACCCTCGGGAAGAAGGCGGTCGCGGAACTTCTCAAGGAAGCGCCGGAGCCGCTGGGACGTGTCCTTTCCCTCCGACAGTCGCTGGCGAAATCCTCCGTAAGGAAGTACGTGGCGATGGAAAACGCCGTCTGCGCCGACGGCCGGGCGCGCGGGCTCATCCAGTTTTACGGCGCGAACAGAACGGGCAGGGCTGCCGGAAGGCTGATTCAGGGGCAAAACCTACCTCAGAACCATCTGCCCGATCTCGAACAAGCAAGAAGCCTTGTCCGTGCCGGGGATTTCGCAGCATTAGAAATGCTCTACGATTCGGTGCCAGAGGTACTCTCGGAACTCATCCGCACGGCGTTTGTCCCGAAGCCTGGCCGCAAATACATCGTCGCCGATTTTTCGAGCATCGAGGCGGTCGTGCTGGCCTGGCTCGCGGGCGAGAAGTGGACGCTGGAAGCCTTTCGTGCCAAGCGCGACCTGTACATCGAGAACGCGGAGATCATGTTCGGCGTACCCAAGGGCAGCGTAGACAAGAAATCGCCGTTGCGCCAGAAATCTAAGATTGCCGTACTCGCCTGTGGTTATTCCGGCTCCGTGGGCGCGCTCAAAGCGTTCGGCGCGTTGGAGATGGGCCTCAAGGAAGTAGAACTCAAACCGCTGGTCGCCGCGTGGCGGACGGCTAATCCGAAGGTGGTCAAGTTCTGGTGGGACGCGGATAAAGCCGCGAAGACGGCGGTGCGGGAAAAGACATCCTCCATTACGCACGGGATCAGGTTCAGCTACGAGAGCGGTATGTTGTTCATCACACTGCCGAGCGGCCGGACGCTCTCCTACGTAAAACCCCGGATTGGGATCAACCGGTTCGGCTCGGAGTGCGTGACCTACGAGGGGGTTGGCGCAACGAAGAAGTGGGAGCGCATCGAGAGTTATGGCCCAAAGTTGGTAGAAAACATTACCCAGTCAGTGGCCCGCGACCTTCTGTACCATGCCATGTCTACACTACGCCGCTGCGATATCGTGATGCACTGCCACGACGAAATTATCATAGAGGCGGATCACCGTATGTCCGTCGAGGCGGTGTGCGAACAAATGGGCCGGATACCACCGTGGGCCGAGGGCCTTCCACTCCGTGCGGATGGCTTTGAATGTAAATTCTACAAAAAAGACTAAACCACTACCCGATTGCGCCCTCTGCCGTGGCTTATGGTGAAGAGCATCGCCCTATCAAGTATTACGGAGGGAATGATCATGAACTCAAAAGCTACCAGTCAGACGATCAAGATGCTCGCCGTGGGAGAACTGCTCACCGGCGGGTACCAGCGCCCGACCAAGACCGCGCAGGTGGATCAGATCGTCGCCGGCTTCGACGAGGCAAAGCTCGGCCTGCCCATCGTCAGCGAGCGCGACGGCAAGTACCATCTTCTGGAT